GAGGAGTAGTTGTTACACTGTTGACTTCTTGTGGTGCTTTCTGTCCAATTGCAACGCCTGGTTGAATTGGTGCAGCATGACCTGTTGCGCCTTCACCTGCTGCTGCTTTTGCATTGACAGCGGTGTTGGATTGACCTGAGGCAGCAGCATCACCAGGGAGCACAGCTGCAGTCACTGTTGGCATAGGATCTTGACCTGCCTCGGAAAGGACAGCAGCGTGCTCACTAGCAAACTCCTCAAATTTTTCGTTAAGCATATCTGACATCTGAGTTTCCCCGTGTTCGTTGTTAATTTAATCTATTGTTTATTTATGAAAATAATTTATTAGAGCGCGGAAAGGAAACGCTCAAATGCTTTGAGTGTTGCTTCTTCAAGCGCAAGGCGTGAAGAATTGTCGATCTCAGCTTTAATTGCAGCAACCTGTTGTTCTTTCAGGATGCCATTATCCCAGACCCACTCTTTGCCTTCCATGATGCCATCAACAAATGCATCAGGCGCGGAAGGGTCAGCAACGATATCTGCTGCAGTCGCAAGCATGAAGTCGTCCATAACATAAGAAGCACTTTCCTGACGGTCGATGCTTCCCATACCTCTAGAAGAAACGCCAAGTTTGACGCCCTCACCTAGAAGAGATTTAGCGATGTTACCCATGGGAGTATCAAGGATTCTTGCCTTGCCCATGAAGTTTGTTCCTTCTGCCTTTAGTGATGTGATGCGGTGAGACACACGATCAAGATTGACAGTAGGACCATCGGGGTGTCCGAGTTCTCCCAGAGCACGTCCCTTAGAGACATACTCTTCGTTGTAACGACCGACTTCTTTTTCCAATACGGAGAAAGGATAGATGCGACCGTTACGGTTCTTGATCTCAGACTGCAGAAAAACACCTTCGATATAAAGGTGCTGCTTACCATCTTTTTCTTCGGTAAGAATCTGAATATCTTCGATGTTTTCTGTAATTAATTTCATTCTTCTTCTGGTGTTGGTTCGTCAAACAAACTGTTGGCGACAATTTTTTTATAGTCGTCAATTGCTTTCGATGCTTTACCAAACAAGATATCATCAATCTTGTCCAGAGCATCTCCGCGTTTCTTATCTGAGATAAGATTCACAATATCTACTACTTCAGAATCCATATTAAAAGTGTGTTGGATCTAATTATTTATTAGATTGAGAATTCTCCTTCTTAGGAGCAGCTGCCAACTTCTTGATTTCACGCTCTGCTGCTTGATCTGCTTCCGCAGATTGTAGTTCTGGTTCAAACGCTTTGTTCTGCTGCTCAAGGTCTGAGAGCATGTTGACCTGAACAGGATCGATAGCAAGACCAGTATCGATATCGTTCTGCATTTGCTTCCCAATCTCTTTATATTCATTCTCAGTTTGCATGAGAATCTTGCGGCGAATATATTCTGTAGAGAAATACTTTCCAACAAAAGGATCCATTTGGGTAGCGAGAGTGATGCGCTGCATCATCATCTCCTGTTCCTTTAGTTCATTGAAGTGATTGTCAAACAGGAAGTCATACTGGATATGCTCTTCCATATCTTCCCAATCTTCAGGAGTGATGACACCCTTCAGGATCAGTTGAGTTCTCAGCATGTCATGGAACAACTGAGCAAAACGCTTGCGGAGACGACCGATGAACTTAGTAAACTTAAGTTCGTCACGGAGAATCTCTGTAGACTTACCAAGGTTGAATGCCTTGTTATCGTCTGTCAGACGAGACGGGGGCAGGTTCAGGGAGTTGTATAGTTTCTTCTTGAAATACTCAACGTCCTTGAGTTCGCCAAGGTTCTGTCCACCTGGCAGAGTTGTGATCTCAGTGCCACGACCACCTTCACGTCTAGGCAACCAGAAGTCTTCTAGCATACTCATATGCTTTTTGTCGTCGCGGACTTCTCCAGTCTGACCATCGTAAACTAGTTTGTTACGATAGCGACTCATAACATCACGGAGATATTGTTCCGCTTTTACCTTAGGTAGATTGCCGACATCGATGTAGAAAATTCTACGCTCTGGTGCGCGAGACAATCTGTAGATAACCAGAGAGTCTTCGATCATTCTCAACTGGTTGAGTGACTTGATTGCCTTGTGTAGGAAACTCAAGTTCATCTTCTTATTCAGATCCATCAAACCTGAAGTAGATTGTGCGATAGCATCAGCAGCAATCTTGATACCTTCTTGGTTTGTCCAATCCATTGCTCCAGTGACGGAGGGAGTATTACCTGCAAATCCTTTTGGATTGTAGATATAGAACTCGATGTAGTCACCGTAGTCAAACTGCATAGCAGATCCCTTTTCCTGCTCAGTCTTATTGGGATCTGATCCTTTCAGTTTGTGTCTAACTTTTCTGATCTTTAGAGAATCAATGTAGCGTAGTTCCAAGATTCCTTTCTTGGGATTCTCAAGATCGATTACTTTGTGGTAGTGGCATCTGCCATCAACATACCAGTTACGAATGATCTCGTGTGCATTGATGTTGAAGTCCATCATGCGGAGAATTTTATTAAACTCGTCACGCATTTTCTTTTTGACACCAGCACCTACTTCTAGATTCTGTAGGTCAATCTCTACTGGTTTGTCGTCACCGTCATTAACAACAAACTCATTCACAATTTCATCGATGGCAGTATCCACTTCAGGGTGAAGGGACATGTCACGATATCTGCGAATGAGTTCGTATTCGTTTCTTGAATTTTGTCCACCTGATGTATCAACATAGGTGCCAAAGTATCCACCTGCAACGGTAGACACTGAAGACTCATTGTTAGGAGGGACTGGGGACTGACCTTGCAGTCCCTCCTTCTTATTAATAATAAAACCAAATAGTTGACTCATCAGTCGTAAACAGATCTATTCCTAGATCTATTTATCAACCTTCAACTAGGCGCTGATCACCGATGCCAGCCTTGACTCCAGTGACGCCATTCTGACCTTCACCCTTGAGTGCCTTCCAGTAAGAATACTGGAACTCAACTGTGAACTCTTCGATCTGATCGTTGCTGTCATAAGCAAGGTCGATCTGGGAGACGTTAGTTGGGAAAGCGAAGTAGAGATCATACTGACGTAGAACCTCACCAGATTCGGTTGCGTTCTTCTCAAGTTGCTTGACCTTGAGAGTTCTGGTGTAACCACCATCCCCTGGTGTGAACAGAGGTGCGTTGTTGGTTTCGTGCGAGTTGATGGATGCCAACCACTGCTCGAAGTATGCACGGATCTTCATCTCTTTGTCACTGACAAAGGTTGCGGTCCATGTATCGAATGTGCGGTCACCAGCGATCTTAACTGTTCTACCACGGAAAGGAACTTCGATTACACCCAGGTTGGATGCAGGAAGTGCTGCCGATTTGCAGAGTAGGTTGACCATATCTTTATCAGCATTCGCAGTATCATCTGGGAATGTGATGTCAACCATGAACATATTAGGCTTGACGCCTTGTCCAATGTCAGCAATAAAATTGTTTAACTTAGTTGCCATTTGTTTCGTTTAACCTCGTTTGTTGTTTATGATGGGAACCTTGGATCAGCGACCTACAACTTCACTGAAGTTAACTCCAGTCTTAGTTGCGGTAAATGTAACTGTGATGTAGTTGATCGAGCGGGTTGGTTTTACATAAACTTCAGCAACAAACTCGTTGCGATCAATAACGTCAGCGGTGTTGTTTGACTCGTCACAGATAACGAGGTAATCTGTAACACCTCTGCGTGCCTGAACCTCGGAGAGGTAGGAGTTGAGTGCGCCAGCGAAACCAGATCTTGTGGTTGCATCGTTCTGCTCGAACAGGACGCCTTCAGCAAGTCTGCGTGCTCTCTTCTCAAGGTTGAGGAAGAGACGACGAACGTTGATACGATCGAATGCAGAAGGTGCAGATAGTGCAGTCTTGTCACCGAACAATGTGATGCCTTGTCCTCTTAGACCAACAACAGGGTTGATGCGTGCTTGATACAGCTCGTCTCTGTCTGCTTTGTTAGGATTGTATGCCATCTTAACTGCGTTAAGAATGCCACCACGGTTAAGACCAGCAGGTGAATACCAGTCTTCCTGGAGGTTAGAAGTCTGAACGCAAAGACCAGCAACGTCGCCGTTGCAAGGAATGTAGCGATAGACATCATTGAAGCGATCATAAACATACTTGTAACCACTGTCGAATACAGCGTAGGAAGTAGAGGTTAGATCTGAGAAGAACGCTAGGGTGTTCTCTTTCTGTTGTGTGGAAGTTAGAGCACCGCCAGAGGAAGCAATCTGATTTCCTTTGTGTGGAGAAACGAATGCGATTGCATCCTTTCTGCTTGCAGCAATTGCGATTGCCTTAGTTGCCTTTGCCTTGGTGTCGGTCTCGCTTGCCATGGATCCACCCATGAGAACGAAATCGATCTCGGTCTCTTCAGTATCAAGGAAGAGATCCATTGCATCTCCCCACTGACCAGAGGTGTAACCCGATCCATCAGCACCATCTTCGAGTCTGTCGTTGAATGCACCGAACTGAACCATTGCACCAGCAGTTCCAGATGAAGCAGTTCCAAGAGCAACTGTTCCGCCAAGGTTTGCATCAGTAGAAGGTGCTGCACCTTGGAATAGGAATCTAGACTGTTCGTTGATTACAGATTTGTAGTAGATGTTGCCACCTTCTTCGTCGCGTGCATCAGTCAACTTAGAAAGGTATGTGAATCTTTCTACGAGGGTTCCGTCAACTCTATCGATAACAGCGAAGTGAACTGCGTCTCCAGAGAATCCGTTGTCCAGAGCAAACTGAGTTGAAGCAGGGCGAGGTCCGATTGTAGATAGTGCAACGCCTTCGACCGAGGTGTTCAGATACCAGTCTTTAGCAGAAGTAACTGCTACGGTTGCGCCACCGTCAGTTAGAACGCTTGCGCTTGTGATAGCACCGTCTGCTTTAACAACTAGTGCATTCCAGTCGCCACTGATTACAGTTGCGGTTACTGCACCGAATGTCAGGGAATCTCCTGCATTCAATGTTACGTTAGCAGGATCGGATGCTAGTGCCAGGATGTAATCTGCACCAGCGTCAACTAGAACTCCTACGAGTCTGTTGCCGTGGGTTCCTGCAGATCTTGCAGCGAAGATTTCAGCACTTCCTGTGCCTGCCATCCAGTCTTCTTCGTTCTTGATCAGAACTCCAGTGCCACCAGTGACTGCGTTGAGTGCCCCTGTGCTTTCAGCACGAACAACAGCGAGTCTACCGCCATAGTTCAGGAACTCAGATGCAACCATCCAGTCTTCAGCATAATCTGCTGGTTTGCCGAATGTATCGATCAGTTCTTTTTGAGTATTGATGTTTACAATTTCACCGATTGGTCCCTTAGCAAAAGATGAGGCGTGTGCAGCTCTAATAGCCAACGCACCTGTCACGACAGCATTAGTAAGGTCACGCTCCTTGATTAAAATTCCCGG